GTAATACAATCAACGCAGGATTCAAAACAATCCTAGGTTCTTTCGGCAAGGAACAGGCTGAGATTGCTGTTGATCAGTTGAATAACATTTCTAAGGCTGTACGTAACCTGATGAACGAGTTCAATGTTGACGAAATCACAAATCTGACCCTAAGTAAAGCACGTTATGATGAACTAGGTGATATTATTCGTCGTAATAATACTTGGAACAAAAACGTCACAGACTTAGAAGACTTACAGAAACTAGCAAGCGACTATAACTTCCGTTTCGTAGAGGACTTCGTTGCTAAGGCTCGTGACGAAAAGGTTTCTATTCGTGAAGCAGGGCAAGATACAGCTTCTGTAGGGGAATCCTTTGGTGAGGTGGTAGGTACACGTATCAACATGCGCCGTGGCGATACACCCTTGATGGAGTTCGGCGGTAGAAAGGCTGTAAATGCTAATCCTGTGTCAGCTATTGCAGATCAATTCGGTACGGAAGCTTTCGGCTATGCTAACCGTGCAGCATCACAGAACGCAGTTGTAGGTTGGGTTAAACTTGCTGAGAAATCAGATGGTCTAGTAACATTCCCTAAGGATATCCCTAGTACTGACTACCTAAACCGTTTCCTAGAAGCTAAGATAACAAAGACAGGTAAGTTTAATGACCTAGCTGCACAGCTACGTGAGCAACAGGACGTTATCAAACGTCGGATGAACCAGTCAACATGGTTATCAGACAAGTGGGATAGCTTCACATCATCAGCTACTGAGGCTGTCTTCGAAAGAACAGGCTTCAAGGCTGACTTTACCAAGGCTGACCCTGCAAGTCGTCTACTTCAGGTAGGTTTCTATTCTAAGTTTGGCTTCTTCAACCCTGATCAGTTTGTTCTTCAAGGTCTACACAGTCTGACGATTGCAGCCATTTCACCTATACATGGTATGAAAGGCTTGGGCCTAGCTACACCTATGTTTACCTTGATGCATCCTCGTCTGAATAAGCAAGCAAGAGCCATTGGTATCACTCGTCTAGCAAAGGTAACAGGTTTTCCTGAGGAAGAGCTGCAGAAACTTGTTCAGTACATTGATGAGAGTGGTCGTAACATTATTGATACACAGATCATCGAACTTCAGGCACCACAAAAGTTCGGTGCTGCGAGTAACCTGACAGGTAAGGCACAAGAGGCTGTAGGTTCATTCCTAGACAAGTCAACACTTTTCTTCAAAGAAGGTGAACGTGTCACACGTATGACAGGGTTGATCACAGCATACCTTGAACACCGTGCTAAACGCCCTAACATTGATCCTTTGTCACCTGACGGAAAACTATGGATCACTAACCGTGAACAAGACTTGACATTCCGTATGACAACAAGTTCACGTAACTTTGCACAGTCAGGCCCAATGAGAGTCCCTACACAGTGGTTGTCATTCTCCTTACGTGCAATGGAGAACATTGTTGTAGGACGTAACTTTACTGTAGGTGAACGTGCTCGTATGTTTGCTGTGATGGGGCCGATGTTCGGCTTGACAGGCTTGGGTGCAGGTCAAATGGCAGGGTACTTCACAGAACAACTTGGGTATGACCCAGACGATCCCTCTTCTGTCAAGATGTTCAACCGCATCAAGTACGGTTTGATTGACATGTTGTTGTCTGAGACTATGTCAGGGGTATCAGAAAAAGAAATCGAAACAGCCTATGCAACACGTGTTGCTCCTGTAGACCAGCTTATAGAGACTTACAAAAAGCTGTTTGATGAGAGCCTTATAACTTCATTATTCGGCCCTTCGGGTGAGATCGCATCTGACATGGTATCCGTAGCATCCAATGCTATCGGTGCTATGATAGGTGGTCGTCCACAGATGGTACGTGAAGACTTGACCCAGTTGGTTCGTAACCTATCTACTGTTGATAAGGCCATAAAGATTCGTGAACTGATCGAATCAGGAAATTACCGTAGTCGTACACGTAAACTGGTTGTAGGAAACCTAGAACCTGAGTATGCGGCATCAATCATGTTTGGTGCAACCCCAGCACCTGTACAAAACTATTATGATTATCGGGAAATGGTATTCAAAAAGAATACTCAGTATCGTGAAATGTCAACAAGACTAAAACAAAAGGCAACCCTTGCACTTTCCCTCTTGACAGAAGGGGATGAAAGTGATATGATTAGAGGAACAAAACTTTGGGAAGAGATCAATGACGAGATTTGGTCTTCTAACCTGTCTAACCAGTTGAAGACATCTCTTCAAAAAAGTCTGGTTAGTGTTGCCTCAGTCCCAGATATTATGAAGAATGCTATTCGTATCGGTCTTGACTATGATGCACAGATTCTTCAACAACAAATGCAATAAGGAAAAACTATGGCTGGATTTGCAATAGACATCGGTGATGAAGGTACCGCATACGCACAGGGTGTGACAATGCCTAGTGCTACATCTGCTAGTGTAGCAGCAGAAGGTATCAGTGCAATAGGTAAAGGTGTCTTCGGCGTTCTTGACAAGATGGATGCTGCTAAACGTGCAGCACAACCTACCGAAAGTGCAGTTAGTCGTGAAGCCTTTGGTCGTCTTTCAAAATCACTTGACGGACTCAAAGGATTGGACCCGCTTAAACAACGTGCTGATCTGGCTGGTATTGTTACAGAGTATAACAACGCAGGTTTTGACATCGGTGAAGCTGAGGCACGTCTTATCAAACAACGTACAGGTATTGACGTTGATTATCTGAACTTCGATCCTCAACAAGAAGCTATTAACGCTACTGTTCAGAAACTACAGGATAACCCTGCTTATCTTTATAATGCACGAAATACCCTAGTCTCTTCTGGTATAGAAAATCCAACAGATTTTCAGATTATGCAACAGGCTCAATCTGATGTACAGGCTAATGAAACTGCAGCATTATACTTAGTGAACGCCAAGAATATCACACGTAAGCAATATTTTGAAACATATCTACCCCAAGCTAAAGTAGCCTTAGAGAATGTACGTGCATTAGCCCTTGCAGGACTAACTATTGAAACTGGTGGTGGTGACATCAAGCCTGAGAATATTGTACAACTTCGTACACAGTTTGATATCGCCAAAGCACAGTTCACTAAGCCGCCTCTTATCAATACAGAGGACTGGCAATCTGTTCAATCACAGATCGACACGCTTGATCAGTTGCTGACAACACTAGAAACATACGATGAAAAGGTTCTAGCTGCAACTAAGGCTGACATCCTTGAACCTATCACTAAAGCTTTGATGCTTCAGGCTAAGGAACTAGGGCAGACAGACCCAGTTCTAGCTGCTTCGTTATTGTCAGACAAAGTTGATTGGTCAGCTTATGTGTCATCTAGATATCCAGAGATTCTTAAAACTTTAGATTCTATCTCTGCAGAGGACACTGTATATACGGATTTGTTTGCAGCACCACAGGATGATACAATTATCATCGAAGGTGAAATTCCTTCAGAACCGACTATAGACACTTTACATGATGGTGACGAGGTAGAAAAGGCGACTGAACGTGGTAATCAAGCTCGTTTAGATTCTATTTCATTCGCAGCTATTGAACGCATCGGTGTTATGAATCCAACTATGATGGATCAGCCTGAACACCGTAACAACTTCTTAACTGGTGTTGGTCAAGCTACTGTCAACATTTCAACATCACCAACATTGTTTAAAACTGAAACAATGAATCTTGTCTATAATGATGATACATACTCTAAACTTGCATTGATCCGTAACCTTGACCCTGAGAAGGCTGAGATTGCAAGTAAACGTCTTATTGATGCTCTTCAAGCACAGTTTAACATAGCATCTACGACTATGTCAGGTGCTATGCAGTCATCATATTTTAAGATAACAGGTTTAGGTAAGATTGAGTATGATCTAGATGCACGTATAGACACAGGACAGATTCGTATGGATCGTGCTGTATTACCTCTTGTCAAAACAAGTGCATCTAAGTACTACAATGGTAATGTAACAGCTATGTTAGCTGATCGTGGTCGTCGTGTACCTACTTTTGAACGTAGTCAAATTGAAAATGCTGGTTTTAAATTTAACACAGCATACCAAGACTACCGTAAGGTACAGAAGAATGCTAGAAGTCTAGATTTTTATATTAGTAATATGAAAAAACTAGGTGTTGATACAGCAACTATCGAAAGTTTAATGGTTCAACCTACTGTAATTGGAGAACCTACTGGTGATTTGGGAACAAGAACTAATCCATTCCAGATTTTCTGGTCAGATGAAACAGATACAGACGAGAAACTATTTGCTTCTATTGATGATGGTCAGTATTTCATTGGCCCTGATGGGAAAACATACGTTAAAGGTATGGACTGATATGGCAGGTATTAATCTAGAAGGTCGGGCAAAACTCGTTGTAGAGGAAGAACGAATCAAAGTTGTTAAGACCTTAGGGGATATCCTCAGAGGTGCGGCTATGGAAGATATGGCTAGACAGTCTGCCGAAGAAGTTAAACAGATTCGTGAAGAAATGGGTATTACCCAATCTCTTGGTGCTGAAACACGTATGGTTGATGTAACTGACACAGAGATGGGCAAGTTGTCCTCTCCTGAACCTCTGTTTAAATTAAGTGACGAGATACGTCAACCATCTTTTGAAAAAACTGAATTAGAAGAACAACCAGAACCGACTCAACAACCTGAAGAACCTCAAGGAAACTTCGAGAGTACTCTTATTGATAGGCTTATCAAAGAAGAGCAGTTCAGGGACTCAGCTTATCGTGCAACAAAAGGTGAAGAATTTTTAACAATCGGTTATGGGCATTATGGTGCTGATGTAAAAGAAGGTGACAAAATAACACAAGAAGAAGCCTTGGCTCTTTTACGTAAAGATGTTAATGACAGACTACCAGCTATAAGAAAAGCTATACCTTCTTTTGATAATTTTTCTAATGAATTAAAAGTTGAAATAGCTCAGAGTTGGTTCAGAGGTGGTATGTCAGGAAGCCCAGATACTATAAAACTTATTAACCAAGGTAAATTTTCACAAGCTGCTACAGAGTTCCTAGATAATGAGGAATACAGAACAGCTAAGGAAAGAGGACGTGCTGGTATCATACCTCGCATGGATGCGGTAGCAGAAGCCCTCCGAAAAGAAGGTGAATAATGCGTATCTTACTGGCCCTGACCCTATTATTATTTGTAAGTAGTTGCGGTGTCCTTGGGGGTGCCGCTTCTCTGCTAGGTGGTGGCAGTAAAGGGCCAACAGTAAATGCTAACGTACAGGCAGGGGCTGAAAACAATCAGTCTGTCATTGATCAAAGTTCTGACATATCAGGTGAGAATGTAACAGTAGATAAATCTGAGGGTGCCTTTACAGTTGGAGGTGCCGTAGAATCCGTTAAGGTTATGAACCAAGATATACCGACATGGGTTATAATCCTGCTAATCTTAGGCTGGATGCTACCTTCCCCTAATGAAATCTGGAGGGGTTTCTTAAAGACTATAACACTAGGACGGTACCGTGGCTAAACGTGCAGACAAATCAAGAATGAAGTGCAAC